AAGCTATGGCGGCGAATGTTTTTAAGCGAGTTAGAGATGAAGTCGCCTACGACGAGACGTATATGCAAATGAGAAAGGAGTGGAGAGCATCTGAATGAAACATATACTCTTCACTTTAAAGGGATGTCCATATGGACTACTAGATGATGAAGCACATATTCGTAATGTTCTTGCGAATGCTGCTCATTTATCTGAAAGCACTTTATTGAATGTATCCTCACATAAGTTTAACCCTCATGGTGTGACTGCCATTGCCCTTCTTGCGGAATCTCATATTTCCATTCATACTTGGCCAGAGAATGGAATGGCAGTCTGTGATGTTTTTACTTGTGGTGATCATACAAGTCCCGCGTCTGGCGCTAGATACATGTATGATGCTATGGGTGCAACCAGTCATGTAACTGAAACTTTTACTAGACCTTTGGAATGAAAACTACTTTGACAGTTGATGAAAATGGGATTTTAACTTTCCCTGATGAACTTATGGAGGAGCTTGAATGGAGGGAGGGTGATGTGTTAGAATGGATCCCTAATGATGATGGTTCGTTTACTTTAGAGAAAAAAGAACATGCGTGATGAATTTTTGTGGGTTGAGAAATATCGACCTAAAACAATTGAAGATTGTATTTTACCAACAAGTATTAAGAAGACCTTCTGTGACTTCCTAGATAAA